GTGAGGCCCTGTGGATTGCCTTCCGTGAAAGCGCCAAGACCTCTATTGCCAAAATGTTTGTGGTGTGGTGTATCTGTTATAAAAAGAAAAGGTATATCGCTTGGGATTCTTACGACGGGACAAATGCAGAGAGTGCGTTGTTTGACGTGGCTCTCGCTTTGCAAACCAATAAAAAAATTGTGAAGGACTTCGGCCAACTCTATCGCAAGCGTAAAAAATTCAAAACGAAGGAAGAGCAGGAAGAAGACGACCCAAAAATTAAGCGAATCGGCAATTTTGTGACCGAAAACAAGATAAAAGTGGAAATGTTCACTACACAGGAGTCCGCCCGAGGCCGTATAAGTGGCCGGGAGCGCCCGGATTTGTTTGTTTTTGACGACATTGAGAACGTAGTCACAAAGGAGTCCTTGGCCCTCACCTCGCGCATTATACGGCATGTGGACGAGGTCAATTCCGGACTTCAAAACACCGGCTCTATTCTTTATCTTGGAAACTACATTTCGGAGGAGGGAGTGATTGCGCATATCCTCTCGCGTTTGGACGGAAAAAGTGGTAAAATGATAAGAAATGTGAAAGTTTATGTGAAGGGAACGCCTACTTGGCCCGGCAAATACGTCATGACTAACCACGAAGCATTAGAAAAAAACGTGCAAGTCCCTCGGGAAGAGCATGTAATATCCTTGGAGCAGAAAAGAGCCGACCTTGGTGAAGTGGTTTTCAATACGGAAATGCTCAACGATCCGGGAAAGTCCGGAGATTATTATTTCAATCGGGAGAAGGTGCGCTTGGCAATGGAAAAAGCAAGGGAACCGGACAAAGATATTGCCGGATTGAAGCTTTGGGCCATTTATGACGCAAGACACCGCTATGGACTCGGGGCCGACACAGCCGAAGGAATTGGAGCCGACTCTTCCACAACTTGCGTGATTGATTTCACTCAACGTCCGGCCCAAGTGGTAGCAACTTATAAAAACAACGAGATTCCGCCTTCTACTTTCGCCCATGAAATTGTCCGCCATGCGCATGCTTTCGGGGCTTGTTTTTGTATTCCGGAAATAAACAATACGGGCTATGCGACGCTGGCAGAATTGATAAATATACCCTATACAAACATGTATCGCAGAGAAGTGAAAAATAAAACGACCAATAAAGTGACGCAGGAGTATGGCTGGCGCACCACTTCCGGCACAAAATACGACGTTTTCTCTCAATTCAAAACAGCTTTTGAAGACGGAGAGATAGTTATTTTTGACGCTGATTTATTGGCTGAAATGTATCACTACACCAAGCAGGCAATTCAACTTTTGAAAAAAGAAGAAGGAATGACCAAGCACTTTGACCTTCTTCAAGCGGCAGTCCTCGCATGGGAAGCGCGCAGACACGCGACTCTCTCGGCCGAAGATAAAAAGGATTTATATAAAGCTCCAAAACGTCCAGCTTTTGAGGTGTAATAGACGGCAATTTTATCCGTCTTTTTATTCATGGAGCAATGAGCGGACTTTTCTCCTTTGTTTCGCTCAAAGCTTTCCGGCTACACCGCTTTTGAAGCGGTGTTTTGCTTTCTAGTTATCCACAGAATTGTTTGCAATTTATTTTTATGGTATAATAGAAAAAGTTTTCGGGCAGGCAAATTGGAAATAACGGGCGCGGCTTCGTTAGCCCGATCCCGGCCCATGAGATTTGCCATAACGGAATGAACCGGAACAAGGCAAAAAGAATTTCTATACTTGGTAATTGGGGACACTCAAAAAAGTTTGAGTCATATTTTCATAAAAAACAGCATTATAAAAACAAACTGAAAAGGAAAGTCCGGCTAGACTTTCAATGGCAAAAATCCCAGAGCTTACAAAAGCATTAGCGGACGAAATCTCAAAAACTGCGAAGGTGCAATTGCGCACCTCGCGGCAATATAAATTGCAACGCATGAAGGAAATCGGAGAGTCCGAAGACCTTTATTTTGGCGTAGTAAAAAAACAAGCTCGCAATCCTTTCAATGAAAGCTTCCCATTCATGTCGGGATTCGTGGACGGACTCATGGGGAAATTGGACGACGTGCCTTCCATTGAAATCACTCACACCGACGAGGCCGACTACAACAGCGCAAAAAAATATCAAGCCGTCATTGACCAAGAAATAAACTCAACTCTTCCAGTAGCGAGCTGGGCCAAGAAAGACAGGTGGTGCAGAAAAATGGCTATTTTCTCCGGAGTGGGAATCTACTGCCTATACGGCGAGAGCTATGAAGGAAACTTCAAGCTCAACTTTGGCGTGGAAGATTATTACGACTTCCATTGCGAGCCGGGTGGAGGTGGAGATTTGGAACAGCATTTATTCTGTGGAGTGGAAAATGTTTTCAAAACAAAAGAAGAACTTTTGGACGGAGTGGCCGAGGGCTATTACGACGAGGGCCAAGTCATGAAGATTTTGACTACCGGCCAAGCTTCCGACTATAAACAAAACGAAGACGCCTACGCGCAACGCTTGAATCGCCACCGCGCTTTGGGCCTTGACCCACAGACCAACAACTATGTCGGCCAAGATTTATACAAATTTGTCCAATGGTATTTGAAATATAAAGGCGTGCGCTGGTATTGTCTTTTTGAAGAACACACTGGCACATGGATCCGGGTGAAGCCATTGCAAGAAATGTTTCCACTCGTGCCTCAACTCGGAGACGCGCTTTATCCGTATGTCGCATGGCACACACATGAAGACGCCCGGGTATTTTGGAGCAAGGCCCCAGCCGACGACGCAAGGCCTATTGCTCGCACAGTCAATCGTCTTTTGAACCAAGAACTTTACAATCGCGAAAAAAAGAATAACGGCCAACGCGCTTATGACCCGGAAATGTATCATGACTTGGAATCTCTCATGGATAACCGACCGGACGGCCTCACGCCGTTTGACTCAAAGGGTGGAGTCCGCAGAGCTTCCGACGGAATATACACGTTTGAAGTGGGTGATTTGAACGGCACACTTGACCTTGTTTCTTACATTGACGGCTTTACTTCACAGAAGACCGGCACCAGCGCCAAAACTCAAAATCAGAAGCCAGCCGATCAGAAAGTGGGTGTCTTCTTCGGTGAACTCAAACAAATTGAAGAGCGTGTTTCCCTATACAACAAGTCTTTCAAAGAAGCTTGGGCGCAATTGGGCTATCGGGCAGTGCAAGCCATTGACGACCACGTCACAAAACCAATTGCCGTGGAAATGCTTGGAGCAGACGGCTTGGAGTGGAAACAATTTACAACGAAAGACAAAAAGCGAAATAGAGACTTCCGCATAAGAATCAAAGGAGGCACCGCAGAATTGCAAGAACAACTCGCAAAAAATGCCCGAAAGGTGGAAGCTTTGAAACTGACCTCAACAGTCAATCCTCGCTGGAAAGATATGGAAACGCTCAAAGCGGCCGGATATACCGACGACGAACTCAAAGACGCATATTCAACCCTGTCTCCTGCAAGCCGTGAGCTTCTTTCCGAGGCGGCAGAGGCCGTGGATAGGATAGCGGCCGGAAAGCTGGTAAAAGTCAATCAGAGCGCCAATTTGGCCTTCTTACAAAAACTCATTGACTTGGCCCAAGAGATTGACGATTTGGAAATTCAAAACAAAATTTACGACTACGTTATGGCCCATGGAAAAATTGCCGCGCAAAATGAAGCACGCCGGGCCGGACAAATGATAAACGACAAGCGCATGGAAATGTTTATGGCCTCTCCGGGTGTCGGCGGAGGAGAGATTCGCCCGGGAGCAAAAGGCCCGGTGCCTAATACACCCGTTTCAACTGACGGGGGAAGCTACTAATCTATGGCTACAATGAACCCAAAAATTGAAGAGAAGCTCAAAAAACTCCGAGAGTATTGGTGGGACGACGACTGGAGTTTGAAATTTGTGGAGACTGTGGAAAAAGATATAAAACGCTTGTCCGCAATGAGTGATTTGGCCAATAATAAGGCAATGGCCTTGATTTTAGAGGACGCCAAGAGACGTGTTTCCGCTATAAACAAAATGCTGACCTACGACGAGAACATGAACGACGAAAGCCGAAAGCTTTTATTCCGGGAAAGAAAAATCCACGAGCTATATCTCAATCGCTTTGAGAGCAAGAGCATTGAAGAACGCATTGGGCTGGTGGAATCTTTGCTTGATAAAGAGCTAGAAGAGACGGGATTGATTGAAACGCCACCGAAAAAGAAAAAATAGTTTTCCACATATTTATTTCACAATTGATTTATGGTATAATAAACACAACAATGGCAACAAAAAATTCTAAAATTTCAAAAAAGACTTCCTTCATTTCCAAAGTGAAGGCAAAAGTTATTGACAAAGCTTCCGACGTTTTGTCAATGCCAGCACGCATGCGAGCCAATCGCATTATCCGAGAATCCGGAGAAGACGCGAAGGCCATAAAAGCATATCGCGCAATAAGAGGAAAGCCAATTGAACCATTTGACGAGAGCAATCCGGACTTCCGGACTCGCGCAAATGCAATTCAAGCGGAGTTTAGAACAGAGCAAAGGTCAAAAAAGCCCATTTATTAAGGGTATTTTATAAATAACGCTCGGCGAGCATATCGTCAAAAAATTATATGGCAAAGAAAGAAACGAAAGCAAAGAGTGCAAAGGTCGGAGCAGTAAAAGCTCCGGAAAAGGAAGAGAAGAAAGCAAAGAAAGGCGAAGTGGAAGAAGTGACAGTGACGAAAGATTATCTTGAAGCTCACCCCGAGCTTGAAGCGGAAGGAGTATCGGTTGGAGACGTAATTGAAGTCCCGGTCGCTCCAAAAGAAACCAGCCCAAAACTCAAAATGAGTGGCGCGGTTGCAATCTTGAAAGGGGAAGAATTTGTCCGGGTATATCCGGAAGGATCGGAAGAGCAAGTAAAAAGCTTCCTTTCCAAAGACGGGAAGTATGTCGCAATTGACCCCGAAAAAATCGCTTCCGTCACAGTTTCATGGCGTGAAAATGTCATGAAGAAGGACGAAGAAACAGGACGCATGGTAGATACTGGACGCTTAAAAGCAATGTCCGAGGTATTCACCGAAAAGAATGGAGAGAACTGGCTGAAAAAGGCAAGAGAATTGGCAAATGCCGCACCACGAAGAAGCTGTATTGCGAGATTGAAATAAGCTCGCCCTTTGAAAACTTAAACCCTCCGGCTACTCTTGGATACTTGGAACGTGTCTTTGAGAGAGGGACGTCTTGCGTAGCGGATCTTTAGCCGGAATCCGTGTATGGAGCTTCCTTCTCTCAAAAACACCTCCCAATTATTCAAGATTGTCGGAGGTGTTTTATTTTGAGAATTGAAAATGGTGTGCCTCGCGCACATGGCCCGTCTCGGCCTAAAATGGAATTTTCCCTCTGTCGGGGGAACTCAACGTAATTCTAAAGAGTGATAGTC